TCAATAGAAGTGATTTTTTCTCATTAACACCCACAGTTTTATAAGCACCTAGACTAGATGCTTCATTGAATTCCATTTTAAATGTTCTCATTAAAGATGCTGGTTTTAATTCAGAATCTTCAATCAAATTACGATTATCTAAACCAACATCTGATTTAGTCGCTTGAGTATCTGTAGTGATAAAATTATCTGTTAGAATACCATACTTAGAGCGTTCTAATCCATTTGCATCAAGAATTTTCGAATCTGTTGCTGATTTTTCTAGTCCAGTTAAAGCAACATAATACTCAAGGGTTTTAATACGAGTTTCAAAAGAACCTATATCATTCATTGTAAAACGTCTGTTGTTTTTGAAGTCTGCTTTAATTTCTTTTACTGATTCTGTGTATGCTGGTATGTTTATTGTGTATATCAACATATCTTGTTGGTCCACTGGAGGAGCAATAGGTTTAACAGAAGATTTACCCTTAATAACACCAAATTCACGAGATGGTTTAACAACAAGTTGGTCAATTCTAGATAGGTAATATTCAGCACTCAATGTTGCTACACTATCTGAATCTACGTTAACCGCACCCGAAATATTATTTGAACCTATTTCTCTCGTAGGTCTGAAGTCAAGAGCAGAACGTAATTGAGTATATTTACTGTCTAATTTATTATCAAAATATGTGATGTCATCATACGCAAAATTAGAACCTGTTTTCAAATATGAATCTACAGTGAATAGACCATCAATTTGAGGAGATGGAGCTGATTGATGACTTAAATATTTGTATTGAACATAAATTCTACCACGAAGAGAACTGTATCCTCGTTTTAATTTTAATGTTGCGTGGTCGTAGTGAGTATTTTTCTGACCATTATCAAATTCATAATTAGAAGTTACATTATGAGCATCACTTGTTAGCATTGCTGTTGTAACATTTGCAGAATTAGATAACGAATCTGTAATACGAACAATTTGATAAACATCAGGAACTTGTAGACTCACTGATTTGCCTGGTGTTTTTAAATCTGTTAATGCAATAGTACCGTTGAACCAAGTAGCACCGATATCTTCAAATACAATACCTATACCTGCTACCACTGTTTGATTTGTAGAATTAGAACTATCTAATGTGTCTACAGAGTCTAATTCATATGGAACTTTTGCATGTAAATCAACATTGGTAGTCAGTGGTAATAATTGTTTACCTCGAATAGCACCTGAAGTGCCGTTTTCAGCATTATTTACTTTAGTTTTAATGATAAAATCTGCTCTAACACCTGTAGTTCCCACATCAACACTTAATGTTGATGAACTTACCGCAGTAACAGTGAAATAGTTGTTTGCTAAACTTAAAACAGTATTTGCAACAATACCAGAAGTTGCGTTAGCCACTGTATTATATTGAACAAAACATATAATGTTATTTAATATAGATGTATCATCTACTATACCACCAGCACCAGCAAAAGCAAAAGTATCAGTGCCTTCTGTTGAAAGAGTAATAATACCACCTGCATCAGATACTTTATTATGATATACTTTTTTAGCATAGAAATCTAAATTAGAAATTGAACTAGCTTTAACAGCATCAAATGGTAAATCAAAAATTAATGCTTGTTTATTTGATTCTGATACATAAGCATATCCTGTTAGAATATCTTTTGAATCTGTATCAATATTACCCGCAAAAGTTTTTGATAAACCTGAACGAATTATAACTGATTCAGCAACTTTAAAATCTGAATCGATAGAGAATGTGTTTGCACTTGATGGAGTAAATGGTAAATTTTGCGATAAAGTAATTACACTAGTTGAACCCACTGAAGATGCAATCAAAATAGGTTGAACAGAAGCACCACCTGCGTCTGTAATTCTAAAGTACATATTTGCATATGCATCATTACCTGCTGAAGATGAGAATCCCGCTGGTAATGTAATAGTATTTGCAGAAGCGGCAGATGCTATTGTTCCTGTAATTGAAGTACCTGTTACATCAAAAACACTGGTTGTTAGTGAATGAGTTTGTCCGTTTGCAGAATCAGTAGAATCATTATAGTTCAATGTACTTGTACGTAATGAACCTATAATAGTTGAGTTATAGGCAGCCGTAGTAGTAACGTTAACATTTGCAACTGAAACACAATGAATATCTAATTTAGGAAATGTAGATATATCTAAAGTACCATTGACTGAATTTAAAGTTACAGTACTTCTTACCGCAGTAGGTAAATCATAGTCAGAAACATTGGCAGTATCACGTGCTCTATCTATAGCAATAGTTGTAGGTGCAATTGTTTGAAATTCATAACCACCAACATATGCTTTACCTGGGTCTAATATTGCAGAAAATTTTCCTGCTTGAATTACATTGTTAGCATCATATGATTCTTCTTGTAATGAGATAACAAATGGGTCTGTTGTGTAGTTACCAGATTCATCGTATGTACGACGTGCCAATGTTTTTTCAATTTCGCTGTAAATAGGATAATCGATTTCTTTAGTTTTAACACCATTTACAATACGAATGATTTCAAAGAAAGAAGAACTATCTGAGGAGTCTAGTGTACGTTTAGATAATGTTGTTGCAATTTTAAATCTATTTGCGCCTGGTGCTTGATAGTTATATGCACCTTGGGCTGGGTCTAATAGTGAAGTATCATCAATATAATCAACAATAGATTCATCAAACTCAATACCAATTTTATATGATGGTTGAGAAAATACAGTTGTTGCTAAATGTCCTTTACGATAGAAAGTTTCAAGAACTAAGAATTGTGGAGTTACTTTAACAAATTGACCCTTAAAGTAATAAACACCTTCTTGAATGCTTGCAACATATGAACGACCTACCGCATTTGCTCCAAATGCTTTAGCGTATATGTTTTGTCCAAATATTTTAATTTCATCATCTTCAGCAAATAAATCACCACTTAAATATTTAACAATAAGAATTGGTTGTGCTGTAGTTGTATCAATTGCAATAACTTTTGCACGAACTTGTTTAGTAGAATTATATGACGTGATAGTTTTATTTAAAAAGTCTGTAGGTGTAATGTCAATACTATTATATTGAGATTGCAATGTGACATAGTTAGCTCTATCATCTAATGATATTTTGCCACCAATGATTGGACTACCACTTTTGAAAATATGATTACCAAATTTTTCAATCTGATTTGATAAAATAGTTTGTAATTGAGTTAGCTCACGTGCTTGAACTGAATACCCTGGTTGGAACAGAACACGTAAAAAGTTCTTGTCCTCATCGAAGTCATCATAATATGGGTCGTAATTGAACGTAGTTGTCATTTTTTACCTTTAAAAACTAACTATAAATCTAATTTTATCTATCTGATTATTGTCTCTACTAATTTTTGCTTTATCTGAGACGATTATTGTTTTGCCTGAATATAATTTCATAGTGGGACTTGTTACTCTAGTAGCAACACGTGTTGCACCAGATGTAAAACCTTTTAATGCTTGATTAAGAGTAATAGTTCCCTTAACATTATTTACATACAATTCATTTTTAACTTCATCGAACGATAGCACTTCCGCTGAGAATGTTGATGCACCATATGTAATGCCTTGAAATATAATTTCATCATTATTAAAATCACCAATACCTGGTGATGTATTTATAGTGGTATATAAACTATAGAATTCGTCAGTCGCTAATACACCAGACGATGCATTTTTTGGATTAGAAACTAACATAACTTCTCTAAAATCATTGTCTGTAGGATAAATTGCGTCTGGTCCTGGTCCCTCAAACTGAATACAGAACATAATATTATTTGCTCTCAATTCATAATCAGGAGCATATCCGTGACCGTCTTGAGGAGAAATTAAAATTTCAGCAGAGGCATCTATTCCTAACCCACCCGAAACATCTGTAAAACTTACATTTGCTCTAGTGTAATTTGTTCCTCTATCTTGAATAATAATATCTTGTATTTGACCACCAGAAACATTCGCTTTTAATATAGCACCTGTACCATCACCCTCAATAGTAATGATATCTTGAACAGGACCATTGACATAATTATTGCCTGAATTTATAATGTTTACTATATCAATACTACCATTAATTGCGGCTTCTTTTACAAATTTATTTGTAAGAGCAGGCATCCAAAATTCATTCATGAACCATTGTTTTTGAAATGATGAAATTGTATACAAATATTTCCATTTATACCCATCGGCAGTCATCATATATGGTTCTTCCATTGACGTTGTAGACAATGTTAAAGATGGTTCAGATGTAGAAACGATACCATTATTATTATTTAAACATTTAAAAACTTGGTCAGCAGAATTTTTTACATAAAAGTTTGTTGTAGATTCGTATGTGTTGTATACTGTATTTGAAGTCCAATTAATTCTAGGAACAACTAAGTTTGCATTCACTAATGATGCAACTCTAGCACCATAGGCACGACGCCAATATTCGTTTAGCTCGTCAATAGAATCACCTGGTGTAGGAACTATTTCAGTTCCTGTATTCCAAGGAGTTTGTTTTCCTATGATTGCATATATGTACGATTGTCTATCTTCGGGTAAATACGAGTTTGCGCCAATGTTCAACATGTTTAAAAACTGTTTAGCCATCAATACTCGGAAGTTTTGTGTAATTAGATTATTCATATTCTTTATTTATTATCTTTTTTCTAGAATAGTTATTACTGAGTTAGAATTTGTTCTGAAATTTACATCAACAATAACTGTGTTTCCTGATACACCCGTAACAGTTCTAACTTCATCATAAACTACATTTATAGTAGTACCATTGGCAGAAACATAAATGGTATTAGATGTGATTAAATTATTTGCGCTGATTACATTTGCAATATAGGTAGTATTTCCAGAACCTAAATAAATCATATCACCATCATATACATCATTAATAAAGTTTGTATTTGTACCTACAATATTATTGCCTGAAATATTAATTGTACCATTAATTTGTCTAGAGATATCAGTAAGAATAACAATATCACCTACATTTATAGTATTTGCTAAATTTGCAGAAGTATTCATTGTCATTACATTTGAACCATTGGCAATATTAAATGAGTTTGCCATTGTTTGTGCTGTTACAAATATAACATTTGCATTTCCTTGAATACCGATTTCATGTGTTTCGATACGTGTTGCAAAAGCTTTCATACCTGCAGGATGAATAATATTTGAAATAGTATTCTTATAGAATTTATAATCATAATTTGACTTAATAGCATAAGTGAAATTATTATAACGACCTGCGTCTTGTAATTTTTTATCCCAGTTTAAGAACCCTTCTGTATTTAAATATATACCCGGATATCGTATTAACCCATTTTCAAACGTAGCAGTTGCTTTTGCTAATCCATTACCATAATAAGTAATTGAATCTGAAACTACATTAGCAGAAACAACACCATCATCCGATATTAAAGGTAAATTAATATTCAATATTCCTTTATAATCAAATATACGAAGTGAATTGTTTGATGATATAAATCTATCAACAGTCGCAGTGAATGAAGTCAGAGTATTTGATGTACCTTGATATACTTTAAGATTTCCTGAGAATGTTTGTCCCACGGTTACATTAGAAACTGTTAAGTCTGCATTTCTCAACGAAATAGATGGTGTAGAAATATAATCATATCCATAACTTGAGATTTTAAGTTTTGATATTGCACCGATTCTGCTTGTCGATAATTTTAAATCTTCGCCGTGACCATTAATCTCAGATACTACAATGATAGCATTTGCACCATTTGCTGAAGTTACTGTTATCGTAGGTAATACAGTATTATAATAACCCTCACCACCAATAATAAATTCATTGTTTGCTGGTTGAATAAATTCTACACTTAAAATTGTATTTGAATTTGAAACATCAACAGAAGTTACTTTAGCATTCGCACCATATCCTGTCCCACCTGTGAATACTAAAGTATCATTTATCGCATAGTTTGTACCACCAGTGATAATACTTAATCTACCCAAAGAACCTAATTTTTCAAGTTGTCTTCTGTAGAAAGAATATATGTTTGCACCAAAAATTGCATTTTCGAGTTTTTTATCAAAAACGAGTGTTGATGCTGTAACAGATTCTACAATTCTAAGAGCTTCATATCGAGAAGGAATCACAATTCTAAAATAATCACCCACATTAAATAAAGTAGTTAAGTCTATAGTAGAACTTGTAAATTGAGTTGAATTATTTGAAATGTTTATACCTGAAATCAATAAAGACTCATAGACCTCTAAATCTTCTCCGTATAAACTCAACACATCAGTTTCAGGTGCTCTAATATATCCACCCCCCTCACTCGTTAAAGCTAAGTGAGACAATGAATACACATTAAATGTTTGTATTGTTGAAACTGTGTTTATCACATTATTTTCTAAACTAGAAATGCTTGATGTGAATATAGTTTCTATTAAAGTGTTACTAACATTCATTGTTCTAGTGTATGAAGTATCAACTAAATCTACAGTCCCAACAGCTTCAGTAATTGTTGAAATGTTATCAAAACCACCTTCAAATACAATCAAACTTGAATCGAGTGTTGTCGCAGGGTCTCTAAATCCAAACCCACCATTATTAACAGTTATATCTGTAATTGACCCTTTTGTAACTTCACCTACAGTCGCAATAGCTCCCACAGGAGTATTTGATGTTGGATTTAAACCACCCACAATAGAGACAGGGTCACCTACGTTATAATAAAGTCCTCTATTAAGAGGGTTAATTTTAATTTGAGAAAGCGCACCGATTAATCTACCTGTGACAGTGATTGGAGTTAGACCATCATAATAAGTAGCATAAACTGTTTCGCCTGTTTCAAATAGTCTAGTAACGTTAGAAACATATATCTCAATATATGAAATTCCCAATTGTCTATCAACAGATTTAACAACAGATTCAACAACCGCAGTTGACTTAGAAGAAACACCAGTGAGCAATGTTTTTGTCAAATTAAAAATATTTAAATCTGACGTATCAATTCTCAATGCAAGAGGTAATGCCCATCGACCATCCGATGCTTTAAAAATATCATCTTTAGGTAAATAGATATCAATATTCTCATTGAATAATGCTCTAAACAGGAACTTTATTGATGCTACTGTACCTTTTGATTTGTAATACTCTGTGGCAAACTTTAGAAATTTTCTTTTATCTAAGGCAGTATCAACAGGAAAGAAAGGAAGTAATTCATTTTTTAATTGTTCAATGTAATAATCGCTGGCTAAATCAATATCATTGGCATTGGCTAATTCGCCTGTTTGATTTAGTACGTTAACTGTTTGTTCAGTCCATTCATAGTATTTTTCTAAGAATGTAATGAATAGAGGGTATTCTCCTCGAATAAAATCAGGTAACTGATTGCGTACTATGCTTGAGATTAAAATATCTGACATTACATTGATTCTATGTTAGAAGAATATACGGGTGTTAATTGAACAACTACAGCAGTTGGGTCGTCAGCATCCAAAACTAACATTTTGTTTTTCTCTGATTTGATTGTTGTCGCTTTTGGTCTAATATTTAGAGATAAGTATCCGAATACATCATTTACTGCCGCTGGGTTAAAATCTGTAATTGTAATTTTACCCATAACATAATCGATTATACCAACAACACC